AAGCTGGTGCGTGATGATGGCGCAGAGGTAACATTAGAGCAGCTCCGCAAACGATATGGACCTGCCTAGCCTGCGGCACTTTCGCAACGAGGGACTGTTTACGGTCAGCTCTGATCCTGTCGATGCATTAGCAGGTGAGGCATGGGTGCCAGCTATTTACACCGATAAAGGATGGGCAACAGCAGATGGCGCTAGCCTGCTACTAGGTATTGAGGACTGGCGTTATGCCGCTGAAGAAACCAGGCCTATACGCCAACATCAACGCAAAACGCGAGCGCATTGAGGCTGGCAGCAAGGAGCGCATGGCCCGCAAGGGCGAAGCTGGCAGGCCATCTGCTGCTGCATTTAAGGCTGCTGCTAAAACCGCCAAGAAGCCTAAGCCCAAGAAGAAGTGATCACCTATCGCGGCGAGCAGTTTGAGGGTTACAACAAACCCAAGCGGACGCCTAGTAACCCCAACAAGTCGCACGCGGTGCTCGCCAAAGAAGGCGACACCATCAAGCTGATTAGGTTTGGTCAGCAGGGCGTATCAGGCTCACCAGCACGAACAGGAGAATCAGCAGCAGACAAAGCCAGAAGGGCATCATTTAAGGCTAGGCACGCTAGCAACATCGCCAAAGGTAAGCTAAGCGCTGCTTACTGGGCGGATAAGGTAAAGTGGTGACGCACTATATCCCTGCGGGATAAGCATGTCTGAAGAAATCCAAACTCAGGAGCCTGCGGCTACTGATGCAATGCAACGCAGCATCGAAGCACTGGAACGCAAGAACCAAGAGTTGATTGCTGAGCTGCGCACTGCTAAGTCAAAGAAGTTACCGGATGGCGTTGATGTCGATGAGCTACTTGAGTTCAAGCGACGCGCTGAGCAATCCGAACTTGAATCGCAAGGTAAGTACTCCGAAGCAAGACAAGCTTTGGAGCAGCAGTACCGTGAGGCGACGGCGCAAAAGGACCAGCGCATCACAGAACTTGAATCCCGCGTCCGCGAACTTGAACTTGTTACGCCAGCAGTAACAGCACTAGCTGATCTGGTGCATGATCCTGATATGGTGCTCAAGACCAAGTTGAGCAGTGACCAAATCGAGCGCGAGCCAGATGGCACGGTGGTAGTAGTCGATGGCTACCAGCGCACACCAGTTAGCGAATGGGCCAAGACGCTGCCAGCATGGATGCAAAAGCAGCCAAGGCCACAAGGTAGCGGCGCACCATCAGGGCGCAGCAGTGGTGAGATGCCGCTGGGCATCAAAAACCCATTCGCGCAGGAGTCATTTAATCTCACCGAGCAATCACGACTGTTTCGTACAGACCGTGATATGTACGAACGATTAAAAACTGCTGCAGCACGCTAAGCTATCTGCAACCGGCTGCGCTGGTGATCGGGCTGCGCCCACACCGTAAACCATTTCCCCGAGATGACTCATGGCGACTCTTCGCTCTGACATCATCATCCCCGAGATTTTCACGCCTTACGTCATTGAGCAAACCACCCTTCGTGATGCCTTCTTGGCTAGCGGCGTGGTTCAACCGATGGCTGAGCTAAATTCTCAAGAGGGTGGTGACTTTATTAATGTCCCTTTTTTCAAAGCCAACCTGTCTGGCGACTTTGAAGTGCTGACTGACAGCACCTCACTGACACCTGGCAAGATCACTGCTGATAAGCAAGTCGGCGTCATCCTGCACCGTGGCCGTGCCTTTGAGTCACGCGACCTTGCAGCACTTGCTGCTGGCGCTGACCCCATGGCTGCTATCGGCGCCAAGATCGCTGATTACGTTGCCAACCAACGTCAAAAGGATCTGCTGTCTTGCCTTGCTGGTGTCTTCGGCACCCTTGGCACCACTAGCGCATCTGCTGCTTTCTTTGGTCTAACCATCGACGGCGAATCTGGCGACACTCCGACTGTGCTGAGCCCCCGTCACGTTGCGGAAGCCCGCAGCCTGCTGGGTGATCAAGGTGACAAGCTGGCTGCTGTTGCCATGCACTCCAAGGTCTACTACGACTTAGTTGAGCGCAAGGCGATTGATTATGTCAGCACCCTTGATGCTCGCGGCACTACTACCACCCAATCTGGCGGCAGCTTGGTTGGCGCTTACGGCGGTGACAACTCAGTTCCCGTGTATATGGGATTGAGGATAATTGTTTCGGATGATGTGCTAACTGAAGGCAGCGGCAGCTCATCTGAGTATGCCACCTACTTCTTCACCCAAGGCGCTGTTGCCTCTGGTGAGCAGATGGGGATGCAGACTGAAACCGACCGTGACATCCTCGCTAAGAGTGATGCCATGTCGATCGACCTGCACTACTGCTACCACCCTGTTGGCAGCAAGTGGGGTGTAACAACCTCTAACCCGACTCGCGCTCAACTGGCAACAGTTGGTAACTGGTCGAAGGTGTACGAACTCAAGAACCTTGGGATCGTGCGGGCTACAAACACCTCTAACTTCGATTGAGGTAACTAATCATGGCTTCTATCTTTGAAACCGTAGCCGGCAATGCGATCGGCTATCCAGTTGGGCTTGGTGGCGCTGTCACCCAAGCAACTAGCAAGAGCACTGGTGTAACCCTGAACTTTCCTTCAGGATCAATCACCATGAACGGTGCTGCTTTGGCTGATGCTACAAACGTTTCTTTCACCGTCACAAACAGCTCTATAGCTGCAACTGATGTTGTGATTGTTAACCATGCATCAGCCGGCACTGCTGGCGCATATTCCGTTCTGGCCAATGCGGTCGCGGCGGGATCGTTTGCAGTCACAGTGCGCAACGTATCTGGTGGATCGCTAAGCCAAGCAATTGTGCTTAGCTTTGCAGTCATCAAGGGCGCTGCTGCTTAATGGGCTTGTTCGCCTTCCGGCGACTGCGTGAACAGGAGGCTGCTTCTACGGAGGCGGCCTCTCTTTCTATTGCAGAGCCTACACTGATACCAACGGAGCCGGACAATGGCAATCACGATAATCGCCACGCCAAACGCGGCAGACGCAAACTCGTACCTGACGTTGGCTGATGCGCAGTTGATTATTGACGGCATGGTGCTAGACGCTGATGCGACAGCATGGGGCACCGCTACCACGGACAACAAAAACCGTGCGTTGTATTCCGCTGCGCAGAGGCTTGATCGTGAACGCTTTCTTGGTGCTCGCTCTACTGATACCCAATCAATGCAATGGCCGCGAACTGGTGTTCGCAAGCCTGACACCTACATCAACACCTACGCCGTTGGCTTTCCGTTCCGTATTACCACCGACTATTTCGCCGACACCGAAATCCCAGATCAAGTCAAGCGTGCGCAGGTGGTGCTGGCCGTTTATCTCAACAACAACCCAGACGGGCTTGGTCTTAGCGGACTGGAAGACTTCAAGAATGTCCAAGTCGGCAGCCTTAATGTGACGCCTAACCTTGGCTACGGAGCTGTTGGCGTTGATAAGGTGCCACCAATCATGGAACGCTACCTGACAGGGCTTAGAATCAGTGGACCAGGTAACGTTGCCATCAAGCGGAGCTGACCATGGATTACGCCTATCCCGGTGCTGAGTTTATTGATGATACCGCAGCGCATACTGGTCGCTTCGGCAAGATCGTTGCGCTTGAGGATTCGGTGATCGCTAGCTTGACTGCTCAAGACTGGACCGGCAATACGCTGTCGGCTATCCCGTTTAAGGCAAGCACTGAGATCTGCGGCGTATTCACCAGCATCACATTGACTAGCGGCACTGTCGTCGCTTATAGGCTTTGACAATGAGCCAGCCTAACTATTTTGGCATTGACTACTCGATAGGTGCAACATTTATTGGTGATACCGCGACGTATACAGGGCGCTGGGGCGCAATTCATTTCACAACCAATACCCATATTGATGCCATTGTTACGCAAAACTACGACGGCAACACGCTGTCAGGGCAAACCTTTGACGGCGCAACAACTCTATACGGCGTGTTTAGTAGCATCAAACTACAGAATGGCCATTGCGTAGCCTATAAACTCTGATGTCACTTGCAAACCCGCTACGGAAAGTTGCCAGCAAGTTGATGGCAAAGTTTGGCGGTGTTGCAACACTACGCCGCGTAACACCTGGCGTTTACAACCCAACGACGGGCACCGTTAGCGAAGCCACTAGCGACACTGAACTGCGTGGTGTGCTGGAAGATGTGAACCTGCGTGAGGTGAATGATCTGATCCAAGCTGGCGACAAGCGGCTGATCGTTGCTGCAGCAGATACGGCAGCAACACCTACGATGGCTGATCGCGTCATCATTGGCGGCCGTACGCTGCAAGTGATTCAGGTGCGCACCATCGAGCAGGACAACGAGCCAATCACTTACGAGCTGATCCTGAGGGACTGATGGCACGCACTATCCGCGTTGGTGATATTGGCGACTACTGCAATCAGCAGATGGAAAAGTTGCTGCGTGCAGCGGTGCTGGAAACTGACAGCCTGCTAAAGCAAGCCAGCCCAGTTGATACCGGTAGGTTTCGCGCTAGTTGGCAGGTGGGCGAGAATGCAGCCGGGTCATACGATGCAGGCCCGCAGCAATCACCAAGTAATCTTGGCCGCGACAAGACCAGCCCACCTGCCGGACCAATGTTTCCGCTGCGCAAGATGAACTACCAGCAAGAGCGCATCGGCAACGTCTACTCAGTTCACAACAACTTGCCATATGCGGAGCCGCTAGCTAGGGGCACTAGCAAGCAAGCGCCTGGCGGCTGGGTGCAGGGCGCCGCCAAAGATGTCCAGGGCCGCGTCAGAATTGCAGCAGCCAAGATCGGCAGGGAATCATGAGCAGCACCTACAACGATGTCCGCGCTGCCATCGAAGGGCGCATTGCTACGCAAATGGCCATAGCGCCTGTTTACCCGGTCAGCTATCAGAACGTACCGTTCACGCCGCCTAACAACACGCCATGGCTGCAGGCGTTCATACGGTTTGGCGACAATAACTACGCTACGCTCACCAGCTTCAACCGGCAGAACGGCACGTTGGTGGTAAATGTCTTTACCCCTATAGGCGCTGGTACAGCCGCCAACTTCACCATTGCAGAGCGCGTCAAGGATCTATTTGATCGCGCCAAGTTCAGCAGTATCATTTTTGATCCGGCGTCAGGCCCAGCGCAGGTAACACCAGCAGCGCCGCAGCCGTATTACCAAACGCAACTTACGGCGACGTTTGAAGCGTACCTAGACTAGTTACACTGTCACTAGCCACTACCGCTCACGACAATGGCCGTCACTGTTTTGTCCGGTACGTCCGGCGCTCTCTACTACAAGCCTGCCGGCACCAACGGCAACTTTGGCGAAGCTGGTGTTGCTGTCGCAACTGACATCATCACTGTTGCCGCTTACCTGAATTTCAAGGTTGGCGATCCGGTTAAGTTCCGGGTTGTTGACAGCCAAACCGGAGGGGCTGGATCTGGCACGCTGCCTGCGCCAATCAGCGCAGCTACTACCTACTACGTGCTGTCCTACACCGCTGCCACTGGTGCGCTGACAGTTTCAACCACTGCAGGCGGCACTATCCTTGCCATCACCGATGATGGCACTGCTGTAGCGCCTAACGAGTTTGAGGTGTACTACGCCGACTACGCCGCCGTTGGGCAGGTGCAGTCATGGTCATTTGAGATCAGCCGCGCCGAGATCGACGTAACCACCATCGGCCAAACTGCTGGGCAGTATGCGCCATTCCGCGCTTACATCCCTGGCTTTGCTGATGGCAGCGGCACCGCCAGCGTTTACGTCACCAACGAAGACGCGGCACTTTCCAACCGCATGGTGGAAGACGTCCTTCAGCGTCAGCAAGTTGGTTGCGGCTTCAGGCTGTACACCGACAAGGGCACCACTGAGGCACTTAGCCGTAGCATCGCCATGGATGCAGTGCTGCTGACCGCTAGCCTTAACATCAACCCTGATGATGCCCAGATGGTGGAGATCACCTTCCGCCCAAGCGGTACTCCGACGTTTGACTTCAGCACCAGTGCCTGATCGGTTACCACATGTGCCTCCAGCTTGCGCTGGGGGCTTTTTTATGCTTAAAGTGATAGCGAATCACTGATATTCATGGCAACCACGTCTGCACTGTCACGCCTCAAGAAAGCTGCTAACCTGACGCCTGTTAAGCGTACGGTCAAATTAAACGATGGCTCTGATTTTGAGTTTTACTCAGCGCCGCTTACGATGTCCGAACGTGAGCGTGCGCAAAAGATGCCAGGTGGTGAAGACCCCAACGGCTTTGCGCTGAATCTGCTGGTCACCAAGGCAGTAGATGATGCGGGGCAACGGTTGTTTGCTGCTGGCGAGATCGCTGAGCTGAAGAACGAGGTAATGGATGCTGACCTGCAGCAACTGATGCTTGCAATCATCACCAACCCTGAAGAGGTAGAGGTAGACATGAAAAGCATTAAAAGCTGAACTAAAAAAAGACAACCTACTATTGCTTCAGCTTGGCATTGCTAAAGAGCTGGGCTACTCACTAGTCCGGCTTAACCAAGAGGTAACAATGGAAGAGCTGCTCTTATGGAGCTGTTTTTTTGACCTGCAAAACGAAGAGCAAGAGCGTAGAATGAAGCAAAGGCGGTAGGGCTGTGTCGGTTGTCGCTAATGTCGCCATTAATGTTGACAGCAGCGGTGCCGTCAGCAAGCTGCGGCAGGTGCAGACGCAGGCGCAGTCCACCGAGAAAGCATTTGGTGGCGTAGCTGCAGCGGTAGGTAAATTAGCAGTTGCGTTTGGCGCAATTCAAGCAGCTAAATTTGTATTTGCTAAAACTGCTGAGCTAGAAAGCCAGACGCGCAGTCTTCAAGTATTAACTGGCAGCGCCGAGAAGGCTGGGCAAATTATTAAAGAGCTGCAGCAGCTTGGGGCTGTTACGCCATTTACCAGCACTGAGCTGATTGACTCAGCCAAGCGGCTGCAAGCATTTGGTGTCGAAGCGGACAAGGTAGTAGAAACCACTAGACGGCTAGCAGACGCTTCAGGGGCTACTGGCGCTGAATTAAGCGGTCTTGTCACCGCTTATGGCCAAGTGCAAGCCAAAGGCCGATTGCAAGGCGAAGAGCTGCTGCAATTCCAAGAGCGCGGCGTTGCGCTGCAGACAGAGCTGCGCAAGATGTATGGGTTGTCCGGTGAGGAGTTTCAGAAGGCATTAGAGAAGGGGCGTATCGGGTCTGAAGCGGTAGAAGTTGCAATACTTCGGCTTACCAGCGTTGGCGGCAAATACGCCAATGGCGCCATCGCTCAAAGCGATACTCTGCAAGGCCGGCTATCAACGCTGCAAGATGGCATTGATGGATTGGCGCGTGGCATTGGGGCTGCGTTATCGCCAGCAATTAAGGCGGTGCTGAATGAAGCAATTTTTGCAATTAATTTAATTAACCAGTTAATTGCAACTGGCGCCAGAGCTAAATCGTTTGGCCTTGGCCAGGACCAACGCAAGCAGATATTAAATCAAGCCCAATCAGAAGCGCAGCAAATTGTAGAAGGCCGGCGAATTAAAGATCCATTCAAACGTAACCAACAATTTCAAGAACTTGTCGGCCAACGAGAGCGTGATCTAATTGAATCCTATGGCTACCGCACTGGGCAAGTAAAAGCTGCGGTAACCGCAACCTCTATGCCTGCTGCTACTCCTGCGCTGCTAGGCGGCGGTGGCGGTGGCGGCGGCGGCGGTGCTGCAGGTGGCGGCAAAGGCGGAGCAGACAAAGCAGCCCGTGAAGCGGAGCGCGCCGCAGAAGCAGCAGCTCAAGAAGCCGCGAGGGTTAAAGATGTTATTCGTGATCGGCTAGCAGAAGGACAGATTCTTGCCGTCAAGACGCAACAGCAGGATCGCATTGCAGCGGCAGAAGATGCAGGCGACAAGATGCTTGTTGCTCGTTTGCAATCGCAAGAACGACAGCTTGAGATCCAATATCGTTACGCACAGGAACTAGCAAAAGAAGTCAACTTGGACGCGCAAAAAGCCATCATTTATGAAGGGCTAAATGCGCTTACTGCCAATCAAGTTGACCTGCAACGTGAGCTTGACGCCCTACAAACGCAAAACGATCAAGACAGGCTAACATCGCTGCAAAAAGCTGTCGAAAAGCAGTACGAGCTTAATACCGCTGTTCAAAATCAACTGCAACTTGCTGATGGCGTTGCAAATACGCTTGGCCAAGGGCTTGGGTCTGCATTTGATGCGCTAATAAGTGGCGCTCAAGGATGGGAAAAGAGCTTGCAGCAAATTGCATCCGGCGTTCTTGTTGATATTGCTAACCAGCTAATCAGGATTTTTGTCGTCGAGCAAGCGATTAACGCGATCAAGGCATTTTTGACCCCATTCAGCGCATCAACACCACTAGGCGCTGGTGGCGGAACAGTTGGCAAGTATGGCACCCTTGGGCCAAACTATGGAATCCCTCAGCGCGCCAAAGGCGGCCCCGTATCCAGCGGCCAAACCTACATGGTGGGCGAGCGTGGTCCTGAGCTGTTTGTGCCAGGCCGTAGCGGCACCATTGTTGCTAACGATAAGATGGGCGGCGGCAGCACCAACGTGGTTGTCAACGTAGACGCAAGCGGCAGTAATGTAGAAGGTGATGAACAGGAAGGTAAGCAGCTCGGTCGCTTGATCGCTGCTGCTATCCAGCAAGAGCTGGTCAAACAAAAACGCCCTGGAGGATTGCTCGCATAATGGCTACCTTCCCCGCCTACGAACCGACCTACTCGGCCACTAAAAGCAGCCAGCCGAAAATCCGCACCGCGCAATTCGGTGACGGTTACCAGCAGCGTGTCACCTTTGGCCTGAACCAGAACCCCAAAGAGTGGCGGTTGTCGTTCAGTGTCAGCGATGCCGACGCCGACATCATCGAAGCATTCCTTGATGCCCGCGCTGATGACGCGGATAGCTTTGACTGGAGCCCACCAGGCGATGCCAGCACCTACAAGTGGATATGCCCAAGCTGGACGCGGGAGCTGTTTGATTTTGAACGCAGCAAAGTAGACGTGACTTTCATGCAGGTGTTTGAACCATGAGCGTACCTGTTAGTGCGCTACAGGAAATTGCTCCCGGTGCAATTATCGAGCTGTTTCAGCTTGAGCTAAATGCAGCGCAGCATGGCGTAAACGAAACCTACTACTTCCACGCTGGCGTCAATGCAACTGGCAGCAACGGCAACCTCGTCTGGAATAGCCAAGCGTACTTAGCATTCCCCATTGAAGCCGATGGTTTTGAGTACAGCGGACAGGGGCAACTGCCACGGCCTAAGCTGCGCATCAGCAACGTCTTTGGCACCATCACGGCACTGCTGCTGACTTTGCCGAGCGGCATCGAAGGCGCCAAGGTGACGCGCATCCGCACACTGGCTCGCTACATCGACGCGGTGAATTTCCCTGGCGGCGTCAACCCCTACGGTACGCCAGACCCCACGGCTGAGTTTCCACGCGAAATCTTCTATATCGACCGCAAAGCAGTTGAAACGCGAGATGTCATCGAGTTTGAGCTGGCTGCTGTTTTTGATTTGATCTCTGTAAAAGCTCCCAAGCGGCAGTGCATCAGCAATATTTGTCAGTGGGAATATCGCGGCCCCGAGTGCGGCTACGCCGGCAACGCATATTTCAACACCAATAACCAACCCGTTCCCACACTGGCGGAAGATGCTTGCGGCAAGCAGCTCAGTAGCTGCGAGCTGCGCTTTAACCAGCAGCGACAAACAGGTTCTGTTACTGCAGGCAGCAACATTATCACGCTTACACAACCAAGTTCATTTAGCACTAGCGATCCCGTAACAGGCTTCGGCCTGCCCGGTGGCACGACTGTCTCAGGCGTGAGCGGTGCCTTGGTCACGCTAAGCCAGAATGCTATTGCCACTACAAACGTGGTGAGAACGGGCACCATTCAAACCAACTACACGCAAATCGTGGTCGCCAGCGCCACGGGTATTATTCCGGGCATGACAGTTACAGGATCTTTTCTGCCTGCAAATTGCCAAGTGGTGGCAGTCTCTGGAACTACGATTACGCTCAGTTCAACCGTAGATTTGACTCAATTTTTCAGCGTCGTGGGCTCAGCGAACTCTCAGGTTACTGTTGATCAGTCTATCTTTTTCCCGAAAAACACGTCATTGTCCGTCGGCTGGTATGCAAGCAGCAGTGTAATGCCTTTGAGCAGATTGGCGCAAATCACCGGACTGCGTAACAGAACAGTTAAAACCACCGCAGGAAAAAATATACAAGTCAGCGAATATCGCATTGCCGACATTACGCAAAACCAAGGAAGCACTAAAAATGCGGCTTGGACTTTTTACGTTTTTGCTGGTATTTCTTCTGCCACCTACACATTTGCGGCCACGGACCAGACCTACACATTCCGTGCAGACGCAAACCTACCTTACGGGAGCTATCCGGGCATGGGAACGTACACGACATGACCTGGCAAACTGACGCCCTAAACCACGCACAAGCCGATGACCCCCGCGAGGCATGTGGCTTGCTGGTGGTGATCAAAGGCCGCAAGCGGTACGTTCCATGCCGCAACCTTGCACGCAGCCCCGATCAGTTCTTCCTGCTGGACCCTATCGATTGGGCGGATGCTGAAGACAAAGGCGAGATCGTCGCCATTGTGCATTCACACCCATCGACTCCCCCGCAACCATCGCCGGCAGACTTGGCAGCTTGTGAAAGCAGCGGACTGCCCTGGTACGTCGTCAACCCCCGCACAGAGCAATGGGGCGAGTGCAAGCCATCGGGTTACAAGGCGCCGCTAATAGGCCGCGAGTGGGTGTGGGCGGTGCATGACTGCTGGACACTAGCCCGCGACTGGTACGCCGAGCAAGGCATCACGCTCCGCGACTGGGAACGCTGCAATAATCCTGACGACTTCCAAGCAGAGCCGTATTTTGACAAGTGCTGGAAGGACACCGGCTTTCGGGAATTGGAGGAAGATGAAGAGCTGCAGCATGGCGACCTGTTGCTGTTAGCCATCAACAGCACGGGCCTCAACCACTGCGCCATCTACCTTGGCAACCAAGAAGTGCTGCACCACATTCAGCACCGCCTGAGCGGACGTGAATTTTATTCAAGCTGGCTCCTAAAATGTACTGGTAGGAGGTTGCGTCATGCTGCGTAAGATTCGGCTATATGGCAAGTTGGCCAAGTTCATCGGCCATCGCGTGCTGGAAGCGGATGTGGCAACCGCAGCCGAGGCCGTGCGATTCCTGCTGGCCAACTGGCCCGAACTGGAACGCCACATGAGCGACCAGCACTACCGCGTAAGTGTCGGCACCTACGACTTGGTAGCAGAGGAGCTGCACGACCCTGCCGGCCAGCAAGAAATCAAGATTGTGCCTGTGATGGCTGGTGCTGGTGCTGTTGGGCGGATTGTTGCCGGCATAGCGTTGGTGGCGTTTGCACTTTTGTTTGCTCCAGGGGCTGCATTAGCAGGGGGTCTTATAACTCTTGGATCGCAGGCTGTTCCTATCATTATTGGCGTTGGGGTATCACTGGCACTCGGCGGCGTCGCCCAGCTCCTAACACCAACGCCCAAGGTGCTTACGGGCCCCGACACACAAAACGACCCGCGCAAGAGCTATAGCTTTAGCGGCATCCAAAACACCAGCAGGCAAGGTACTCCGGTGCCCATCGTCTACGGCGAAACCATTGTGGGCAGCGTCGTAATTTCCGCTGGCATCGACACCGTGCAGGTGCAGGCATGACCATCATCGGCGCGG